CACAGTCGTAAGCTTTCGTTCAACATCGGCCTGCTGATCGACTTCGAGGGCAACCACCGAATCGCTGATCTGAGCAATACTATGAGATCCTCTGAGGCTGGCGAGAGAGACTCTACCTCCTTCTTCATGAGAGTGCTTGTCATTTCCCGCCCTCCTTAAATGCGAGACTAAAAATAATGCAATACCTGTACGTTCAACTAATGACCTTAATCTGGTCATAGTCGAGTCTATCATGCGTCGCTCGTCTCCATCAAGGCCGCTTAATAATATACTTAAGTGATCGAGGAATATAACACGGCACTCCAATCCGGTTGCCATGTATTCGATTCTATTATAGATAAGATCCGGTTCGAAAGAACCAAAGCCGTCAAAAAGATAGAGATTCCAATCGGCAATCGAGGATCTGAAAGCAGATTCGAGTTCTGTTTGTTCATGTTCTCCAATATGTAAGTTCTTACCTACAGCTGTGGACATTAGTCCAAGTGCGGTTCTTCTATTACTTGCTTCAAGCTCCAAGATCCCAACATGTTCCTCTTTGTTGAGCAGGTCAGTTGCAATGTGACGCATGATGGATGTTTTTCCTGAGCCAGAGCCAGCACAAAATGTTGTAAGTTCTCCATACCTGATCCCGTGTAGCTTCTCATTGAGCCCTTTGAATGGGTATTCGTGGTCATAAGGTGCTTGCGGTGTGGTTACAATTTCAAGAAGTGTCTTTCCATCAACAATACCATCTGGTCTATAAGTCTTGGCATCCCATATCGCCTTGCGAATGGCTTCAGCATCGTTAGCTTGTAAAGCTTCCGAGGCATCCTTGTATCCTTCAAGACGAGCGATCTTGACCTTGCCAGGTGGTAGGACGCTAGCCGCTTCCTCCGCCGCTTTACGGCCAGGATCGTCGTTATCTGTGAAGAGTATGATCTCTTCGTATCCCTGTAATAATGGGATCTGCTTTTGAACGTCCTTACGTGCTGAAGCGGCACCATGGGGTAGAGAAACCATTGGCCATCCTGGCATAGCCTCAAAGCACGATGCAGCATCTAGCTCACCTTCAGTAATAACAATACGTTTACCAACACTAGGAAACCGATGCTGACCAAATAAGGTATTAGTGGAAACTCCTTCATATCTAAAGTCTTTTCGTTTTTGTTTTATTTTTACACCCTGCAATATACCTGATTCATCATGATATGGAAACCTTAACGTATCTCCATCTCTATAAATTTGATAAAACTGATTAGTTTTCTCTGATATATTACGCTTATGCAGCCGTTCGGCTGATCCTGTAAGGTGTACAGTTTTGCTCACGTTTCGATTGTGAATAACATCATTGTCTCCTGTCCTGTGATGACACACAAAACAGAAAGTGTGGCCATCTGAGTATAATGAATTAGCGTCAGATGACCCACAGTTGTCGCAAGGCATGTGCCTCACGAACTCATTTTCAGTCATTAGACTAGCCAATCAATTGGTATATCGTGGTATGAAGTCCATGGTATGTCATGTTTCTCACACCATTTGGCATAAGTTGTTTTACTTTTTTTGCTAATTGTATTATAAGGTGACTGAAAAACCATCCTTAGATCTATCTCGGGGTTAGACTTTTTAACGTTAAGGATTTTACGCCTGTCCTCTGGTGCCCAATATCCTTTGGCTTCCAAGTAGATATAATTAGGAAGCTTAAAATCGGGAGTATAAGTATGCTCGATAGTATAGCTGAGTTTCTCATTCTCGTATTCATATGATACTCCAAGCCCTTCAAGAAGACTAGCTACGCTTTCTTCAAGCTTAGACCTGAATTTTATAGGTTTTTCATGCCTTTCTTTAATTTTAGCATAAGCTTTCTTAGCCCATGCTAGGGATTCTTTATCAGAAGTCGTCTTCGTCATCTACAGTGGCAGTGGGTGTTACATTGGGATCTGCTGTTTTAAATCCAGATGTAGTACCAAATAATTCTGCTACTTCATTAGCATCTAAGTCGCCAGTATCTACGCCAGCATCTCCCTTGACAGACACAACTTGTACGCCAACCAACTTAAGAGAGCTACCATAGGTAACCCCATCCCGTAGAATATAAGGCTTCTGGTAGAAACCCAGTTTAACAGTCGATCCAGCATAAAGCGGTGTTTTCGTATCAGTTACAGGGGTACCCTCCGTGTCTACCACGGGCGGGCGATTATCCTCATTCCATGAGAATTTAATCTTATGTTTTCCTTTTGCAACCTCTTCCCATGGTTCGGGTTTAAGAGTGCTGCGCTTAGGGTTCTTCAGTTTGGACTCAGCCCATTTAAGTACTTCCGTCCTTTCTGATTCTAGTGTGTCGATGATGTCATCACCAACTATAGCCGAGAGAGAATAACCAAACTTACTAGGTGCTAGTATAGCTTGAAATCCCTCAAGTGGTACAGGTTTGTCAGTCTTGTGAATAGTTCTAGACATCACACTCACCAGTCAAAGCTTCCTCTAATGATTGAGGTTCTTCTAGTTTATCAATTTCTAATCTAAGTTGATTTTCATAATCAGCAAGATTTGATAATTGATCTTTTATCTGGGCATGCTGTTTTTTCTTTTGCTCCAGCTCTGCTTTCTTGAGTCTCTCTTCAGAGACAACAATAATTGTAGGCGGTGCAAAGAAACTATCAAATAATGATGGGTACATTTAACAAAAGAAATAAGTGGAGTCAATTACAGAAGCCGGTTCAAGGTCATCTATAATCGGTGGGTCAGTTTTCGCCCCTATTTGTTTGGCGAAATCGGTTAGGTAATCATTTTCAGCAAATAAGTGCATATATGTTTCCCTTACTATTGTAGCAAGAAGTCCCATATCTGTTGCTCTACTTAATACACTGTCATGAATTAAAGCGATAGGTGCATCAAATCTCTTAACACTTAGATGTAATAAGCTAGCATCTAAAGAATGTATTAAGTTTGGTGCAGTAGCTGCTTTATGTCTACTTTTATCTATCTTATCTCCATCCTTGGTAGCTACAGTGAGACGGCATCGACCTAATAACTTAAGATCTACTATCTCAGTATCCTTCTTCATCAGACGTTGTACTACTATAAATCCAGACGGTGTTACCCATTCTAAATCTGTAGCTCCGTTTTTAATAGCTCTAGCTACCTCAGTTTCAATCCATTTCATCACTGCCATTGGGCCAGGTACAACATTAGTCATAGCTTGACGTACAGCAGCGACAACGATTGTGAGATCATCCTTATCTATCTCTATACCTTTCTCATTAAGAGCATCTCTAATGTATGATCTATTTGAGAATGGTTTAGCATTATACGGAATGGTCATCACAGTTCTTTTTACACACTTACGATCCCAGTGTTCATGCAGGTTCTTAGGGATATTACCCTTAGAATTAGCTGCTACTACTGCGTAAGCATCTTGTGGTCTATCAGATGGTAATACATTAACAAGTTCCGCTGTCGATTTATCTCTAGCTAATCCAGCTAGAATCTGTAGACCACTACATGTAGCGTCTGTTGCTACACATAAACCAGTTGTCTTTCGGCGTTGTGTAATGATACAAGCATAATACTCTTCACAACTGGCTAAAAATTGCCAGGGTTCCTCAGCTCCTTCCCAATCTGAGAGGAATTCTATAGGATCTTTCGCAACATTCTCAATAAGACTAATGTTATCTAAGACCCATTGCTGTCTCTCATCCCAAGTATCTTTATCCCTACCATAGGTAGTAGCTACTTGAAATGCTAGCCATTTAGCTGCGTCGTTAGCAACAACTGACTCATCAGAAAATCTTATCAATGACTTCCCGAAGTCCGTGTCTTGAGGGGTTAAGAAAGCTGGAATGGGGTATGCCCTTCCACGGTAATCAAAAGACCACGGTATATAGAACCTGTCTCTATCTTTAAACCTATCTACCGCCTTCATAGTCATCCGTGTTCGACACGAACGCCTTGTTTCTTGAGCTCTCTTATTCATTACTTCAGCAGCTTCACGACGATACTTCTTTCTAGCTTCCTCGTTCTCTGCTATATCCACTGGTTTAGGTGGTAAATGGTAATCCATTACAGGAAGGAATTTACCAACACCTATTCTTCTTTCTTCTAAAAACTTCGCAGTTTCTACAATGAAGGGGTTTAGTTTATA